CCCGATGGTAGCAATAATGTTGCCTTTCAAGTTCAAGGCACCGGAACGTTTCAGCGAACATATTCAGGAACATTTGATAACTACTCTATTACGAATAATGATGTAGTATATCGGTATGATTTATCGGCAGCAAACGGATGCTATTATCACGGAAATGATGTTAGTATTACTGCTGGCCAATGGGCAACATTCACGTTTGATTACTACATTTCTCCTGGTGCTGGTGGATATCCTGTTACTAACTATCTCGCTAATTTTGAAGGGGTGGTAAGTAACGCAGCCGGTGACCCGACCCCATCCATCACCGGTGTTTGGAAAACAGCAACGTTTACCGCACAAGCCGGCTCTACTGGCACTTGTAGGATGCTTCTATATCCTGGTGCATGTAACGGAACTAGTTTAGCTACTAGCGGATTCATTCTTTACAGAAACCCTCAAGTATTAATCAGTTCATCTAGTAACTTTACTGCCCCGTTTGTTGGTCCGTTCGGCGCCAGAAGCTCAACTAATTCGTTATTAGATGTTACTGGAGGTAGAACAATCACTATCAATAGTTTGACATATGCATCCAATAATACATTTAGCTTTAATGGATCAACCGACTTCTTAACTATCCCTACAATTAGTTTAGGTAATGGAAATCTGCCATGGACTGTTAGTGCATGGGTTAAGACTACTACTGATGCAACCGGTCTTGGGCAAGGTTCAATACTGTCCAATTTAAGTGGTGGACCAGTATACTCAGCTTTATGTGTAAACAGCGGAAAGATTGCATATTGGACCTATCAAAACTCTGCATGGGCACAGAAGTTAGGCGTTGGTACAACTGTCAATGATAATAACTGGCATTTGCTGACCTGGGTAAACAATTCTAATAGCACTATGGCTATGTATGTTGACGGGGTATTAGACAGTAATGTGGCAAACTCTACGTCAGGAAATAACAACCCAGTTGACACAATAGGCAACTCTTGGAATGCAAAATTTGCAGGTAGCATACCCGCTATACAAGTGTATAATGTCGCATTAACAGCAGAACAGGTTGCATTAAACTTTGCTGCATTTAGAGGGAAATACGGAGTATGACACAATTAGGAAATACCATTGATCCTGCAACTCAAGCAATAAGAATTTCATTCTGTACCACTTGTGAAGAAAACATTGAACTACCCTATCCAAAATGTAGACTTAATGATATTCCACTTTCAGTGCAAACCTCAGAAGAACAAGAAACATGTCCGCTCAGTAAATGGTGATAAGTATAGTGTGATCAACGTATTCTTATTAGACTATTATACTCGCCTTCGGGCCTGGCATGATCTTAGAGAATCTTTAAAAAATGGTGATACACAAACCATATGTGTTGAGGTCGATAGATTTTGGCAACGAGCACCAATCAGTTCTCACTACCTGCATCCAGCAGATGTAGTAGATTGGCCCGGACCTTGGGAACTTATTAGTGATAATGATTATTGCAAGTATTCCCGAGCTTTGGGAATGGTATACACGCTAATGCTATTGGGTATCAACGACATTGACTTTGTTGACGCAATAGATTATAATAGAGAAAATGTAGTATTAGTTTTAGTTGATGACGCAAAATATGTGATGAATTACTGGCCCGAGTCGGTATTAAATACATCTCTCGCAGACTTCACAATAACAAAGCAAATCAATATCAGTTCATTAAAAAAGAAAATAGGCAACGAATGATTAATGTAAAGAAACGATCGGGTAACACAGAGCCGCTTGCCCTGGAAAAGTGGCAACAACAGATTACAAAGGTGTGCAATGGCACGGCTGATGTAAGTCAATCCATGATAGAAATCAAAGCACATCCACAGTTTTATGATGGCATCACTACACGAGAGATTGATGAAATCACTCTTAGAGCTATTGTAGACTTGATTGATGTTGAAAGTAACCCTGACGTTGGACACGTTAACTATCAGTACGTTGCGGGCAGACAGCGCCTATCTATGCTTCGCAAAGATGTTTACGGAGACTACCAAGTACCACACTTGTATGAAATCGTTAAGACTAATGTAGCAACAGGTCTCTACACCTCCGAACTTTTAGAATGGTATTCCGAAGACGATTGGAACAAGATGAATGACTTCATCGACCATGAAAAGGATGAGGAGTATTCATACGCAGCAATTGAACAGATGATTGAAAAATATCTTGTTCGCAATAGAGCAACGAAAGAAATCTATGAAACACCTCAAGTTCGTTATCTAATAGCCGCCGCAACAATCTTCCATAGTGAAGGCCCAGCTACACGACTTAAGCTTGTTAAAGAATACTACAATGCAGCTAGTGACGGGTTGTTCACTTTGGCTACTCCTGTTCTTGCTGGTCTCGGTACTCCAACAAAGCAGTTTAGTAGCTGTGTACTTATTCGCAGTGATGATGATTTGGATTCGATTTTCGCTTCCGGAGAAATGATGGCTAAGTATGCTAGCAAGAGAGCTGGCATTGGCTTAGAAATCGGCAGGCTTCGCTCCCTCGGTTCGCCTATTCGAGGGGGCGAAATCATGCATACTGGTATGATTCCGTTTTTGAAGAAGTGGTTCGGTGACTTACGTTCTTGTTCGCAAGGTGGAATTCGTAATGCATCGGCTACTGTGTTCTATCCTATCTGGCACCTTCAGTTTGATGACTTGATTGTATTGAAGAACAATCAGGGCACCGAAGAAACCCGTGTTCGTCACATGGACTATGGTGTTGTTCTTAGTGCATTCTTTTGGAAGCGGTTCAAGAACAAAGAGAATATCACATTCTTTGATCCAAACGAAGTGCCTGATTTGTATGAAGCATTCTATCAAAATACAGCAAAGTTTGAAGAACTTTATGTGAAGTATGAAAAGCGTAAGGATTTACGTAAGAAGGTAATGAGTGCTGAGGAAGTCTTCAAGGGAGGCATTCTTAAGGAACGCACTGACACAGGTAGAATCTATCTTGTGTTCATTGACAACGTTATGAATCAAGGTCCGTTCGACCCTGAGTATCATACAATCTATCAATCAAACCTCTGTGTCGAGATCCTTCTTCCCACAAAGTCATTCAAGCGTCTAGATGATCCTGCAGGACGAATCGCACTTTGTACCCTCGGGAGTATGAATTGGGGTGCGTTTAGAAATCCAGAAGATATGCGTAGAGCATGTCGGATTCTATTGCGCAGTCTAAACAACATTCTTGATTATCAGGACTTCTTGTCAATTCAGTCTAAGCTGTCAAACGATGAGATTAGACCAATTGGTATTGGTGTAACTAATCTTGCATACTGGCATGCCAAACGTGGATACAAGTACGGCGAATCAGAAGCACTACAAGACGTAAAGAGTTGGGCAGAACATCAAACATATTATTTGATGGAAGCCAATGTTGAACTTGCTAAAGAACGTGGTAAGTGCTTAGACAGTGACAAGACTCGTTATGGTAACGGAATCTTCTCTTGGGAGCTTCGCTCAAATGGAGCTAACGAACTAGCTGACTTTACTCCTGAACTTGAATGGGAAACGCTTCGTGCGGACATGGTAGAGTATGGTGTGCGTAACGCTACAGTTGGCGCAATCGCTCCGGTAGAATCAAGTTCAGTCGTTATCAATTCTACTAACGGAATTGCAATGCCAATGAGTTTGATTTCTGTAAAGGAAAGCAAAGCTGGGTCTTTCATTCAGGTTGTTCCTGAATATCAGAAACTAAAGAACAAGTATCAGCTTATGTGGGACCAAACAGATTGCGTAGGTTATCTAAAGACCTCTGCTGTTCTTGCTGCTTATATGGATCAGTCAATCAGCACTGATACATTCTATAACCCTGCTCACTTCCCTGATAGAAAAGTTCCAACTACCCTTATCGCAAAGAACTTGATGCTTGCTCACAAGTGGGGAATTAAGACTCTCTATTACAGCTTGATTAACAAGAAGGGTTCTAAAGAAGAAGAAGATGAAGCACCACTGGAAGTTATTGACTTCTTTGAAGATGACGGTGATTGTGAAAGTTGTAAGTTATAATGTTAGAAACAATTTGTGATATTTTAAAAGACGCCTACGCTCGGAACTGGATTACTAGCCGTGACGGCAATATCAGTATTCGTCATCATGACCGAGACCACTTCTATATCACGCCTAGTGGGGTAAGAAAGCAAACACTACAGCCCGATCAATTCAAAAAGATTGGGCTAGTAGACACCGGTAGTGAAACAATTTGCAAGATTCTACCCTATACTGCTATCTCTAGTGAGCTACAGCCAAGCGGTGAATTGCCATTGCACTTCGGCTTACTTAAGGCTTTGGGTCAGCATAGTGATGATATTCGTGTTGTAGTTCACGTTCACCCTACATACTGTGTTGCCGCAATGCACGCCGGTATTAACTTGAACGAGCTAGTGACACACTTCCCTGAACTGGGTAGATATACTAGAGTAGCTCCTAACGTAGGAGATGTTCCTCCTATCAGTGAAGAACTTGCTGCAAGTTGTCATAATAACTTAGGACTTGATAGTGAAGGCAACATTGCTTATGACATTGTAGGCATTAAGGGGCACGGAGTAGTTGCAATTGATACTACACCCTGGCGAGCATATGAACATATTGAGCGTCTAGAACATATTTGTAAAATCGTATTAGCATCGGGGAATTATTAAATGAGCAAAAGTCAATATAATCTAACTACAAAAACAGACTATCTTAACCGCAAGATGTTTCTTGACCCAGCAGGCCCTGTAACTATTCAGCGTTTTGAAGAAGTAAAGTATCAGAAGCTACAGAAGATTGAACAATCAGCCCGTGGATTCTTTTGGGTTCCAGAAGAAGTCAATCTTTCTAAAGACGCAAATGATATGAAGGATGCTAGCGAAGCTGTTGCGCATATCTTTACTAGTAATGTTCTTAGACAGACTGCCCTTGACAGCTTGCAAGGCAGAGCACCAGCACAGGTCTTTACCCCTGTCTGCTCTATCCCTGAACTTGAAGCTATTATGAGCAACTGGAGTTTCTTTGAAACAAACATCCACTCTCGTTCATATAGCCACATCATTCGCAACATCTACAATGTTCCTAAAGAAGTGTTCAACACTATTCATGATACTCAGGAAATCATTGATATGGCATCAAGTGTCGGTGAGTATTATGATAAACTACATGCTCTTAATTGTAAGAAAGAACTTGGAATAGCGGTAGCCGAACAAGAACATATCAATGCGATTTGGCTAGCTCTACATGCTTCTTACGCACTTGAAGCATTCCGCTTTATGGTATCGTTCGCTACAAGTCTCGCAATGGTCGAGAATAAGATGTTCATGGGTAATGGCAATATTATCAGTTTGATTCTACAAGACGAACTCTTGCACAAAGAGTGGACTGCTTGGATGATTAATCAGGTTATCAAAGAAGATCCTCGCTTTTCCAAAGCAAAGATTGACTGTGAACACGAAGTTCGTAAGATATATGAAGATGTGATTCGTGAAGAAAAAGAGTGGGCTGCATATCTCTTTAAAAAGGGTCCAGTCATCGGTCTCAATGAAAAGATTATGATGGATTTTGTTGACTACAACTCAGTAGATGCTCTTAAGCAGATTGGCATTAAGTATTGGAATCCAGCTCCAAAGACTACTCCTATTCCTTGGTTCAATAAGCATATGGATACTAGTAAGAAGCAGACTGCACTTCAAGAATCAGAATCAACATCCTATGTAATCGGAGTGATGAGCGATTCACTAGATTACGACGAACTACCGAATTTATAAGGAGAAAACGAATGAAAGCAATAATTTGGTCAAAGGATCACTGCCCCTATTGTGTGCAGGCTAAGACACTTCTAGAACAGAAGGGTATTGAATTTGAAGAAAAGAAGATTGGTGAAGGGTACACTAAGGAAGACTTGCTTGAAGCAGTCCCTAATGCACGTACCGTACCTCAGATTTTCCTCGACGGAGAACTCGTCGGTGGATTTACAGAACTTCGTGCTAAGTTTTTAGCAGAAGCAGCATAAGAAAGAAAAAAATATGACAATTAAAGTTGGAGAAACCTACACGTTCAAGCTTACAAGCGGTGAAGAAGTTGTAGGAAAAGTTACTGAGATTCAAGATAATATCGCATCACTACATGATCCGGTTTCGGTTGCTCCGGGACCACAGGGTCTCGGATTGATTCAAAGCATGTTTACCGCAGATCCTAAAGAATCTGCAAGATTGAATATGAATAACGTTACTATCTTTGCATTAACCGACGAATCCGTAAAAGCTAAATACATACAAGCAACTTCTGGAATCATCGTTCCGGATAAGAAGCTAATTTTGGGATAATAGATGGCAAAACTAAGTAGAAAAGGCGATGCTAACGCAGTAGGTGGCAAAATTGTGCGCGGCGCAAGTACCGTATTTGCTAACGGTATTCAAGTAGGATTGCATGTAAGTGACATTACTCCTCACGGTAAAGACAAACATAAGGCTGCTAAAACCACTGAAGGTAGTCCAACTGTCTTCGCTGATGGCGTCGCCGTTCTACGAGTCGGGTCAGGTAATGATTGTGGTCACAAAATTACCGAAGGTAGTCCTGATGTATTTGTTCCTTAAGGTAAATTATGGCTAACACAGGTAAAAATA